AAGGCCCTCGCCGCCATGGGGCTCGATATTCAGGCCCTGCGCCAGATGGACCCGGCCGAGGCTTTTCTGTCCATCGCCCGCGCTCAGGAAAAATTCGCCGACGGCGGCGGCAAGACCGCGGCGCTGATGACCATCCTGGGCAAGAATGCCGCGACGCTCATTCCGTACCTGCACGACCTGGCCGAGCAGGAAAATCTCGTCGGCAGCGTCACCGCCGCCCAGGCGGCCGATGCCGATGCCTACGAAAAAAACGTCAAACGACTGGAGATCGCCGTCGGCGCGCTGTCCCGCCAGATCGGGGGCGCGGTCGTCGGTCCATTGCGGGACATCACCGATTGGATGGTCCGCGGCCAACGCGAGGGAGGGCTGCTGGAAGCGACTTTCCTGGGCATCGGTGCCGCCGTGGTCAAAGTCTTCGGCGGAGAAATCAACCCCGCCCGGGTGATGGAGCAAAACGCCGCCCGCGCCTTCGAAGAGGTCGCCTCGCTCCGCAAGCGCGTCGCTGCGACGCAAGCCGACATTGAGGCGGGGAGCTTCGGTCTGCTGGGCAAGGATTTCTCCAATAATCGCCTGCGCGACCTGCAGCGCGAACTGGGTGCAGCCGAGCGCCGCCTGCAAATCCTGACGGAAAAGAACCGGGCGCGGGCGGCAGCGGAAGTCGAGGCCGCCAAGCCCAAGGACGACGCGCTGAACCGACAGCAATTCGGCGCGGCGGCGGCCACCCAGTCCCGCGCCGACGCGGCGGCCGACCTCATCCGCCGCCTGGACGAACAGATCGCCGTCAAGGCCCTCGATCTGCAGGCGACCGGCAAGTTGACCGAATCCGAGCGCGAATACGCCAAAGTCCTGCAGCAGCTCGACTCCGGGTCCCTGAAGGCCACGGCGGCGCAACGCGACATGATTCTCGCAAAACTCGACGTCCTCAAGTTGCAGGACGCCGACCTGGCTGCGCAGGAATCCTATCGCCAGGCCCTGGAAGCCCAGTCCAAAACCATGGCCGAGCACCTGCCTCGGCTGGAAGAAGAAGCGCGCAAAATCGAGCGCAACGCCGAACTGTACGGCATGACCGAAGCGCAGATCGCCGCGCTATCCGAGGCCCGCTTGGCCGACGCCCTGGCGCTGGCCAAGCAAAATGGCGCGCTGCCCGAGCAGATCGAATTTCTTGAAAAGGAATTGGCGCTGCGCCAGCGCATCACCCAGGCCTCCGAGACCCTGGCAGAAAAGCAGGCCGCGGCGAAGGATGCCGCCAAGGACGCCCGCGACGTCGCCCGCGACCTCGGGTTGACCTTCTCGTCGGCCTTCGAGGACGCCATCGTCAAAGGCAAGAAGTTCTCCGAAGTCCTGCGGGGCGTCGCCGAGGACATCCTGCGCATCGTCGTCCGCCGGAAGATCACCGAACCCCTGGCCGCCGCAGTGTCGGGCAGCGACTTTCTCGGGTCGCTCACCGCAGCGTTCGGCTTCCACGCCGGCGGCCTAGTTGGAGAATCCGGTGCGACCTTTACCCGGGGGGTGCCGCTGGCCGCCTTTGCCGGCGCCCAGCGCTACCACCGCGGAGGATGGCCAGGCCTACGCAACGACGAGGTCCCTGCCATCCTGCAGCGCGGCGAGCGGGTGCTCCCCCGCGGCGCCGGCACGATGGCGCCTGAAATCAACATCTATACCGCGCCTGGCAGTACGGCGAGCGTAAATAATCGGCGCGGCGAGAATGGCCGTCCAATCATCGATATTGTGATTGAGGCCGCCAAGAACGCCGTGGCCGGCGACATCGCCCGCGGCGGAACCGTTGCCGCCGCCATGGAAAACACCTACGCCCTCAACCGATCCGCCGGAGCCTGGAGATAATGGCGACCTGGCCCGCATCCCTTCCCGCCGCCCTCGCGGCCGGCTACACGCTGGAAGCGGGGGTCAATACCGTCCGCACCGACATGGACTCCGGCTCGCCCCGGGTCCGGCGCCGGAGCACCTCCGCCGCAGACCTGGTCACGCTCGCCTGGCTCATGACCCCGGCGCAGATGATGGCCTTCCGCGCCTTCTGGGCCACCGATCTCTACTCCGGCGCCGCCTGGATCGTGATGCCGGTCAAGGACGGCCGCGACACCGGGCCGATTGCCCGCGAGGTGCGCTTCGTGGCCCCCTTCAAGGCGGACTATGTGTCCGGTAACTGGCAGGTGTCCGCCCAGGTCGAGGTGCGCATCGTGCCGCCCTCGGTGGCGGAACTGTGCAACGCCCTCGGGCTGCCGTCCCTGGCCCTGGATTTTATCACCGCCCGCAGCCTCGCCTCCCAGACCACCAGCCTCGCCCAGCCCAGCGTCGCCCTCACGCTGACCCGGGCCAGCACCGCCAGCTATTTCGACGTCGCCGGCGTGCTGCAGACCGCCGCCGCCCATACTCCCCGGTACGACTACGACCCCGTCACCCACGCCTGCCGCGGGCTCCTGGTCGAGGAGGCGCGCACCAATCTCTGCCTCTATTCCCAGACCCTCGCCAATGGGGCCTGGGCCACCAAGAACAATCTCAACATGGGCGTCACGGCCGCGGGTCCAGACGGCCTCGCCGGCTTCCAGCAAATGGTCGAGACCACTGCCACCGGCAGCCACGGCATCGGCCAGCCGCTGACCGTCAGCGCCGGCCTTACCTACGTCTTCAGCCTCAAATTCAAGGCCGGCGGCCGCACCAAGGCGCGCATGACCATGGAGTGGTCAGGTGCCCACGGCATCACCCTGGACATTGACCTCTCGGCGGGCACCATCGGCACCGCCGCGACCTACGGCGGCACCCCGCCCGCCGTGGTCGGCGCCTGGATCTTCGCCCTCGGCGGCGGCGTCTATCGGGTGGCCGTGGCCGGGAGCCACGCGTCCTCGACGGCCTTGTCGGTCTACGCCTATCTGCGGGACGCCGCCGGCCAGGTGAGCTATACCGGCGACAGCAGCCAGGGCCTCTACGCCGGATATGGCCAAGTCGAGGCGGGGACCTTCCCGACATCCTACGTCCCCACCACCACCGCCGCCGTCACGAGGGCGGCCGACGTCGCCGAAATGACCGGCACCGCCTTCGGCGCCTGGTACAACGCCGCCGGCACGCTGATCGCCGCCCGCCTGTCGCCGGCCTATGCCGCCGCCAGCGTCTACGATGCCGTCGCCCTTTACGATGGCACCGGCAACAACCAGATTTCAGTCCGCACCGGTCTATCCGGCTCCCAATATGCGGACGTGCTCATCGCCGCGGCGGGCGTCACCGGCGCCGATACCAGCAACACCTCCGTCGCCGGCCTCGCCACGGCCACCACGGCGCTGGCCTTCGACGCCGATGGCCTGCGGGTCAGCGTCAACGGCGGCGCCGTCGAAACCGATGCCGCCATCGTCGTGCCGGCGGTGGATCAACTGCGCTTGGGCGGCTCCGGCGCCGGCTGGTTCAGGTCGCTCACCTTCTACCCCAAAAAATTCGCCGCCGCCGACCTTCCGGCGCTGTCCGCCTGATGCCCGACTTCTCCCTCTCCGACGCCCTCGCCGAGGCCTACGCCAGCGCCCCGGCGGCCGAAGTGGTGCTCCATACCCTGGAGTTTCGCCATGGGGCCTTCCCGAGCCCGGTGCGGGTCGTCCGCGACCGCCAGGATTTCACTGCCACCCTGGAGGCCACGGCACCGGCCAACCCCGGCGAATCGGTGACCTTCGTCGCCCTAGGCTTCGACTTCGCCCTCCCGACCGCCGAGCGGGCCACGGTTTCGGAAATCGAAATCACCCTCGACAATGCCGCCGCCGAACTGATGCCCTACCTGGACCTCGCCGCCCAGTCCGAGGACCTCATCGAGGTGACCTACCGGCCCTATCTGGCCAGCGACCCCTCCGGCCCCCAGACCGACCCGCCGGTTACCATGACCGTCATGGCCGCGAGCGCCGACGTCTTCCGGGTCCGCGCCCGGGCGGGCTTCGCCGACCTCGCCAACCGCCGTTTTCCGTCCGAGATTTACGACGGCGAACGCTTCCCTGGGCTGGCGGCATGAGCCACTGGGCGAGCCCCTACATCGGCCGGCCCTGGCAGAGCGGCGGCCAAGGCCCGGAATCCTACGATTGTTGGGGCCTGGTGCGCGCCATCTACCGCAGTCGCTACGGGCTCGAATTGCCGGCCGTGGCGGTGGACGCCGACCGGCCCCTGGCCGTGCGCCATGCCGTCGCCGCCGGCGCCGCCGAAAAGCTCTGGCGGGCGGTGACAATCGACGAACTGGAGGAGGGCGACGTCGTCGTCATGAGCCAGGCCCTGCAGCCGGACCACGTCGGGCTCTGGCTCGATTCCGGCGGCGTGCTCCACTGCGCCCGCCATGTCGGCGTGTGTTTCCAGCGCCCCTCCCAACTCTGCGTCCACGGGTGGAACCTCATCGCCGGCTATCGGAGGCGGCTGTCGTGAGGGCGCTGGTCGTCGTCACCCGCGACCCCCTGCGGCCCGCCCATCGCCGCACCGTCTCCACTCTGCGCCGCCGTCGCAGTCTCGCCGCCCTGGCGCCCCGGGCCCGCGCGCCGGTGATCTGCGCCGTCAATGGACGCTGGATGCCGCGGGCGGCCTGGAATCGCCGAGTCCGGGATGGCGATGTCGTGGCCTTCGTCGTCCTGCCCCAGGGCGGCGGCGGCGGATCGGACCCGCTGCGGATCCTGCTGTCCATCGCCATCGCCGCCTATGCGCCGGTTCTGGCCGGTGAATTGCTCGGCACAGAGGCCGTTGCCGCCGGCCTGTCGGCCATCGGCATGTCATCGCAGACCTTCGTGGCCATTGCCGGCGCCGGGATTTCCATGATCGGCAACGCCGTGGTCAACGCCCTGATTCCCCCCGCCCAGGCGCCGAAATCCCACCAGGCCGGCGCCCTCGCCAGTCCCTCGCCGACCTACAGCCTTGCAGCACAGGGAAACACCGCCCGCCTTGGGCAGCCGATCCCGACCCTCTACGGCCGACATCTGGTCTATCCCGACTTCGCCGCCCGGCCCTACGTCGAATACGCCGGCAACGAGCAATACCTCTACCAGTTGTTCGTGGTCGGCCAAGGCGAATACGAACTCGACACCCTGCGAATCGAAGATACCGACATCGGGAATTTTGACGAAATCACCTACGAAATCGTCCCCCCCGGCAGCCTGGTGACCTTGTTCCCGATCAACGTGGTCTCGTCCATCGAGGTCGCCGGTCAGGAGGCCCTGTACGCCACCGCCCTCGGCCCCTTCACCGCCTCCGGCGCCGGCGAGTTGTGCGACACCCTCGGCATCGATGTGGTCATGCCTCGGGGCCTGTTCTACGCCAACGACGAGGGCGGCCTCGACGAAATCTCCACCCGATGGAAGACCGAAGCGCGCCTCATCGACGATTCAGGAGCCCCGCTGGCCGCCTGGTTCGAACTCGCCACCGAATTCCACTCCGCCGGCACCACGACGCCGGTGCGGCTCTCGTATCGCTACGGCGTGCCCCTGGGCCGCTACGAGGTGCGCTTCACGCGCATGGACATCAAGCAGACGGACCCGCGCTATAGCCACGAGTTGTCCTGGGCAGGCCTGCGGGCCTACCTGCCGGGCAGCCAGGATTACGGCGCCCTGACGCTGATCGCCGTGCGCGCCAAGGCGACCAACAACCTCTCATCCCAGGCGTCGCGCCGCTTCAATTTGATTGCCACCCGCAAGCTGCAGGCCTGGTCGGCAGCCGGCGGCTGGGCCGCGGCGGTGCCAACGCGCTCGATTGCCTGGGCTTTGGCCGATGTCTGCCGCGCCGCCTACGGCGCCGGCCTCGACGATGCCCGCATCGACCTGGCCGCCCTCGAATCCCTCGACGCCGTGTGGACGTCCCGCGGCGATACCTTCGACGGCGTCTTCGACAGCCAGGGGACCGTCATGGAGGCGCTGTCGCTGGTGGCGAGGGCAGGGCGGGCGATTCCCTACCTGCAGGGCGGCATCGTCCATTTCGCCCGCGATGCCGCGGAATCCCTGCCGGTGGCGATGTTTACGCAGCGCAACATCGTCCGCGGCAGCTTCGCCATGGACTATCTCATGCCCTCGGAAGAAACCGCCGACGCCATCGATGTCGCTTATTTCGACGCCTCGACCTGGACCCGCCGCACCGTGCGGGCGCAGTTGCCGGGCAGCGCGGCGGCCAAACCTGCCCAGCGCGACCTTTTCGGCGTTACCAGCCGAGACCAGGCCTGGCGCGAAGGCATGTACATGGCGGCCTGCAACCGCTACCGGCGCCGCATGCTCAAATTCGAAACCGAGATGGAGGGCTTCATCCCCGCGCCGGGAGACCTCCTGGCCGTGCAGCACGACATGCCCAGTTGGGGCCAGTCCGGCGAAATCGTCGCCTGGGACGAGGCGGCGAAGAGCGCCATCGTCTCCGACCCCCTGGACTGGACCGCCGGCGGCGCCCATGTGCTGGCCTTGCGCCGCCGGGACGGCTCCGCCGCCGGCCCCTACACCGCCGTCGCCGGGGTCGATGCCTACCACGTCACCCTGAGCGACTGGGTCGCCGGCACCGACCCGACGCCGGACACCGGCACCACTCGGGAGCGGACCCATTACGCCTTCGGACCCAGCAATGCCCAGTACATCCTCGCCCGCGCCCTGGCCATCCGGCCCCGCAACGGCGAGCGGGTGGAGCTGGCCGCTGTGGTCGAGTCCGACTACGTGCATACCGCCGACACCGGCGCGGCGCCGGGAGCCACCGCCTGGCAACTGCCGGCGACCGCGACGGCGCCGGTGGTGGCCGGCCTGGTCGCCCGCTCGGTTCCAGGCCACCCCGAGCAGATGGTCATCTCCTGGCGCCCGGCGGCCGGTGCCGACCATTATCTGATCGAGCAGAGCAACGGCTCCGGCGCCTGGACCCGCTGCGGCGAGGTTGCCGCCGCTAATTTCACCGCCATCGCCCTTTATGGCGCCAATACCCTGGTCCGCGTCGCCGCCGTCGGCCTCACCCGCGGGCCGTGGATACAGGTCAATTACGACCTGCAGTCCGACTATTTCTGGACCTCCGATTCGGCCTTGATGTGGACGTCCGATTCCAACCCCATGTGGACATTCTGACATGAGTAGCCTACCCTCCGCGACTTCGGCCACCGCCTCGACCGCCACCGAGGGCGACGTCAAGACTTTCCTGACCGCGCTGCGCACCTACATCGCCGACCTACTGGGGACCGACTCGGCCAATTTTGTGGCCGTACAGTCCGCGCTCCGCACGAGCTTCTGCCGTTCGGTCAGCAAGACCGGGGCCTATACCGTCGTGGCCAGCGACCGCGGCCAGGTGATCGAATGCAACGGCACTTTCACCCTGTCCATCACGGCCGCCGCGACCCTAGGCGACGGATTCTTTTTTGCGGTCTCCAACGTCGGCAGCGGGACGGTCACCATCGATCCCAACTTGACCGAAACCGTGGGGGGGGCAACGACACTGCCCCTGATTGCCGGCGAGTCCGTACTACTCTATTGCGATGGTGCAAAATTCCTCGCTTTCCGCGGCATGACCTTCAACGGCCGCGCCGGCGCCGTCACGCTCACCTCGTCTGACGTGACCACGGCGCTGGGGGCGAACCCCTTGGCCATGACCCATGGCGCCATCGGGTCGCTGTGCTTCGCCCGGTTGTCGTCATCGGGATACTCCGGATCGATCGCGCCGGGATCCACCTTTGCGGGGTCGGTTCTTTCCGCAGCGGCGATTCTGGACGTGGACGGAACCTACACAATCTCCAATTCCGGCGGCGCGCTCTCCGGTACTTGGCGCATGCTCGGCGGCGTCATTGCCGACGTCGGCACCTCCGACGTGTGGGTGTCGCTCTTTCAGAGGATCAGCTGATGACCACCGCCCGCCTGCCCCGTTACATTGACGACTCCCTGACCGCCATCGATATCCTGCTGACCCTGCCGGGGATCGGCGAGGTCCCCTATACCGCCCGGGAGGACGACCCCGAGCCCCAGGGCCGCGCCATTTTCGCCGCCGCGGCGGCCGGCGAGTTCGGGGAGGTCGCGGTATACGTCCCTCCCGTTCCCTCAGACGATCAGATCGCGGCCACCCTGACCCGGGTCGTCCAGCTCCATCTGGATGGCGCGGCCCAGGCCCGCGGTTACGACAACATCCTTTCCGCCTGCTCCTATGCTGCCGTAGAAAACGCATTCCAGGCCGAGGGCGCCGCGTTTCTCGCCTGGCGCGCGGCCTGCTGGGTCCATTGTCAGTCCGTGCTCACCGACTGCCAGGAGGGGCTGCGCCCGATCCCGGCGGCCGCCGACCTGGTGGCTGAACTCCCGGCCCTGGTGCTGCCGTGATGCTCTCCAGCGAAGCCCCCACCACCGGCGCAGCCCTCGGGCTCGGCGTCATGGCCGCCGCCCAAGCCATCGGCATCGACCCCATGCTGGCCATGGCCGGCGCCGCCGGTGCCCTGTGGGCGCAGTTCTACCTCCCGCAAATGGAGTTCGCCGTGCGCATCGGCAGCGTCATCCTCGGCTCCTTCATCGCCGCGTGGACAGCCCCCGCCCTCGCCGCCGCGCTCCCCGCCGTGCCCGGCTGGCCGGCGGCCGTCTCCGCCGAAATGGTCACCTTCCCCGCCGCCGTCGCCATCGGACTGCTTTTCCACGCCGCCGGCGGAGTCGCCCATCGATTTATTCTGACCCGCGGAACCCCGCCGAATGACCGCTGACCTCTTCTCCCAGATCGTCGCCGCCACCGCCTGCGCCGCCGTCCTCTGGCGCTGCGAGCCCGCTATCAACCGCATGCGCGCCGGCACCTCGCCCCTCTTGCTGCAGTCCGCCTTCTGGTGCCTCGCCGTCTCCGCCCTCGGCGCCCTCACCATGCTCGCCCTCGGCGAAATCCCGCCCTGGCCCGCCACCGTCGGCGCCATCGGCGTCGCCCTCATGCTCGCCTGCGAGCGGCGCATCCGCTACCTCTCCAACATCCCGTCCCGCTGCCATGATCAAAAACGACCGTAAATGCCAGGCCTGCCGGCGCGCGCCGGAAGCCGAGGACTGCGCCCACTGTAAATGGATAATCCGCGGCCGCATCGCCTAGATTCTTGGCGTCCTGGTCCTCTGGCTCTCCGTCCTCGCTTACTGGGCGACCCATGCGCGTTGACACCCAGTTCTCCGGTCTGATCTCCCCCGACCTCCTGCGAGCCGTCATGCCGGCCGCCAAGCGCCTGGCGGACACCTACGCCGCGCCGCTCTCCCGTGCCATGAGCGCCTTCGAGATCGCCACCCCGCACCGCATCGCGGGTTTTCTCGCCAGCGTGGCCGTCGAATCCGGCCAACTGCGCTATACCCTGGAGATTGCCGACGGCGCGGCCTACGAAGGCCGGGCCGACCTCGGCAACACGACCCCCGGCGACGGCCGCCGCTACCGCGGCCGCGGGCTGATCCAGATCACCGGCCGGCGCAACGTCACCCAATGCTCCCGCGCGCTGTTTGGCGACGATCGCCTCCTCGAAACCCCGGAAATCCTCGAAACCCCGTCCTGGGCCTCGACCTCCGCCGCCTGGTTCTGGCAATCCCGCGGCCTCAACGAAATCATGGACGCGGGCGACTTTCTCGGCGCCTGCTCCCTCATCAATACCGGCCAGCGCTCGGCGCCGAAGAGCCGCATCAATGGCCTGGCCGAGCGCTTGTCTTTCTACTCCCGGGCCAACCGCGCCCTGTCTGGAGCTTGACCATGGACCCCATCACCCTCTCCGGCCTGTTCGCCATCGGCGGAAAACTCATCGACAAACTATTCCCGGATCCCGCGCAGCGCGAGCAGGCCAAGGCCGAGCTGGTGCGCCTGGAGCAGGCCGGCGAACTCGATGCCATGAAAATCCAGCTCTCCGCCATCATCGCCGAGGCCCAAAGCGCCGATCCCTGGACCAGCCGCGCCCGTCCGTCCTTTCTTTACGTGGTCTACATCCTGCTGCTGTGGTCGATCCCCATGGGCGTCCTGACCGTCTTCGCCCCCGAGCGCGCCGCCGCGTTCACCATCGGATTCAAAGCCTGGATGGCAAGCATCCCAGAACCCGTCCTGGCCCTCTTCGGGACCGTCATGACCGGCTACGTCCTGGGCCGCTCCTGGGAAAAGGTCAGGGGCGGGAAGTGACCTCCACAATCGCGCCAGGATCGATTTTCAGGGCGCGGTCTGAGGCGCGCTATTCCCGCCCCGCAGAAATTCCGCTTTGATCCTGAAAAGCTCCCACAGCCCGGGGTGCATACGTCGATTGCCGGCCTCCCACTCCTGCCAACCGCGGAGAGTGCAGTAGATGAGCGCGGCCGCCGCGGTTTGCGAAAGTCCGGCCGCCTCACGGGCGGCGCGGACTTCTCCCGGCGATGGGTTGGCAGAAGGGCCTTTCGGCCCCCGGTTTGGATGGTTAGGCATTGCAGCCAGCGGCCCACTTAGACCCGGCGGCGCCCCAGCAGAATTCGTCGGCAGAGACAAGGCCGTTCTTGGTGACGCGCTCCCATAGGGCAAGCATTTCCCGGTCGGTCGGCGCTTCCCAGATGCGAACGGCTTCGGTCTCGTCGCCGCGGGCGAGCCACAGAATAGCGTCCATGATTTCGACGGAGGTTTCACGGCTGGATGCGGATTCGATGAAGCTGATCATTTTGTTTCTCCTGTAGCCCCTGTTCCCGAGGCGCGGTGGGTAGCGATGTGCTATCCATGAACTTAATTATACACGCACTGCGTATAAATGCAAGGCCATACCGTCAAAAGTGACGTCTACTTGTAGTTAGACGGCGCATCCTCGACCGTCAGCAGATAGATGCCGTACTTGTCCGGCCACTTGTCGCCATCTGCCCTTGCCTTTGCCAGCGTGGCGCGGATCGCTGCGTTTGCTGCGGCCGGCGTCTCAAACATCGTCGCCCGTCCTCCGCGTCGCAGCAGTTGGTCTGGCGCAATCTCGCCGTCCTTTCCGTAGCTCAACGGTGCAAACCATTCCGGTGCCTCTTTGCGCAGTGGCGCGCTCATTACGATGTAGCCCATTTCAGTTCCCTTTCTGTTCGTAGTCGGCGCAGTTGCGTTTCCAGCCACAGTTGTAGTCGTGGATAAATCTTGGTTTGAAAAATCGTGGCTTGTGGCCGAGTGCGCACGTCAGCACGCAGGTTTTCCACTGCCCTCCCGTGAAGATCGCCTCTTCAATCAGCTTGTTCTTGCATGTATCGCAGTGTTTGGCTTTCACCGTCTAACCCTCCGCTCCAGCGGGACGCTCGCTATGCTCGCGCCCCTGAGCTATGGCGTTGGGCGTCATCATGCGGACACCTTGCCGAGCAGGTACGGCCGCAGCACCATCAGCACGGCAGGCGGCGGCGCGTTGTGGCCGGCATCTCTCCCGGCAATGTCTTCGTACCAGTCCTCGAACGGCGTGCCGTTGTACAGTGCTTCCGCGTAGCACATCCTGGCGTCCTTGTCGGCGTGCGATGGCGCCTCGCACGTCCACTGGAGCATCGCCTTCCACGCTTCGGCTTGCGCCTGAGCGGACCAGACGTTTGCCTTAAGCATGTTGCGCTCGTCAACCAATGCTGCGATTTCGGCCTCCACGGCATCGACAAAATCATCGTCGCCACGGCTCGCACAGTATTCGCGCAGCAAGTCCATTGCCTGTTGCAGTTTGTTCATTTCAGTCTCCGTTCTCCGGTGGCGTCTGACGCCGAACAATCCGCTCCACCGGAAGGACGCCGCAGGCGGCCTGTCCGGTGAGATTCATCGTTATACGGCTTCATCTTCCATCGCCAGCGCAGCACGTTGCAGCCATGTCCCGAGCGCTCGCTTTTGCGCCGGCGTGTAGGCTAGGTTCTGTGCTTGTTCGTTGGCCTTCTCTTTCGCGTGTTCCATCGCCGCTTTCCATGCGCGTTTCCAGTTGTCCCACGCGACCTCCGTCTGAATGTCCATGTCGTCGCAAACCTCGAAGCCATGCCATTCCTCGAACCGCTGGCGCATCGCTGATTTCATGTCGTCTCCAGTTCAAACTGCTCCGGCATTGCCTGCGCCGTCTTCCACTTCTCCCACGCCTCGCCAACCGCGCCACTGCCTGGGAACAGGTCGTGGAACTCGTCTTCCGGCGTGAGGTTCAGCCCCTCGAACATCCAAAAGCAAAACTTGTCCGGTTTCGCTCCGGGGAACCCTCGCCGCATCGCAATCGGCTCGGCCACAAAATCCCGCCAAGTGTCTTGCTCCCGCGTCCGGTTCCGCGCAAAGCGGAAAATCACTGGCTCCCACGCCCACGCCCGAGTCACGTTCGCCTTGAAGGCTGCAAACGGCTTCACCCATGCAGCCACCCTCACGTCATCCGGACACATTGCCAAGATCGTGCGCAGGCTCGGTTCGTGCAGACTCAGTGCCCATGTGTCGTACTCGTCGCAAAGGCGCTCTATCAGTTGCTTGTGCGCTTCCGGCGTGTCGTACTCCGCTGCCGCCTCGTGCCGGTCGCCGTAGTGCTTCTGGCCGCATCCGAGGTATGGCGGGTCTGCGTAAGCTGCTTTCATCGTGTCCTCAATCGCCAGCCGTATAACCCGTCGGTGCAGGGGACGCGCCGCAAGCGGCGTCCCGCTGACCTTGCTCGTTCGGCGTCATCATGCTGATACCCGTACCAGCAATCCATCCGCCGCTTTCTTTGCGCGCTCCCGAAGTTTTCGACGCGCAGTTGCGTAGGCGCGGGTCTTGGCGTCTTCGATCTCATGCTTTGGCCGACCGAGGAACATCCGGTAACAGTCTGGGTGCCACGTCTCTATGTCTCCACAAAGGCATGGTGTCTGCCCGCATGCCTTGTCCACTTCTTCGCGAGTCATGACGCCGAACTCTCCATTCGAGAGGGACCGTTCGCAAGCTGCGCTTGCTCCGGCCCCTCAATTGCGACGTTAGCCGTCGGAATCCGCCGGTCGTCATACATCGCCAAAGCATGAGCAATACTCAGGCACAGCCCCGTCAATTTGTCGCTTTCGTCCGTGTCCTCGCCTTCGACTGTTTTCACAACCTCAAACGCATCGCGCAGCACATCGGCCAAAAGCAGGCATTCGCCATACAGTTGTTTCTCTCGTTCGTGGCTGCGTTCAATTTCTTCCGCCGCTGCCTCGCACACGGCGCGCACTGCAAAATGCTTTGAGTGGCTGCCGTTATCGACCGTGTAACTGCCGATCTTGATTGCCCGAAGCCTCTCGGTTATCGGTACTGCGTTCGCTGCTTCCATGTTTTTTCCTTTTCGGTTCCACCGGCTAACTGGCGGGACGGCACCTAACACAGCGTTCAACGCGGACCTTCGCAAGCTGCGCTTGCTCGGCCCGTTACTCAGCGTTAGATGGCAAGCGCGGCCTGCGCCGTGCGTGCCTGCTGCAGTGGCGCGTACTCGGGATTGAGTTCGCACCCGATCCATTGCCGGCCCAACGCCTGCGCTACCTGGGCCGTTGTGCCGCTGCCCATGAAGGGGTCGAGCACCAGATCGCCGGGCCTGCTGCCCGCCAAGATGCACGGCTCAATCAGAGCGGGCGGGAACGTCGCAAAGTGCGCGCCGCTGTAGTGCACGGTCGGCACCGTCCAAACGCTGCGGCGGTTCGCAAGGCCATCGCCTCCTGTGTATTCGTTGCCGCTCTTTGTCCTGCTTTCCTCGCGGTCGTCGTCGCCGTACTTGTTGCCGCCGAAGCGCGGGCCTACCGTCTTCATGTTGCCGTTCGTCTTTCCGGGCACGCGGTCGCTTCCCGCTTGGTTCGGCAGGTTCGGTTGCGCCAGCCGTTCCTTGCTGCTCTCGGCTATCGGTTGCGCTATCGTTCTGGCGTCGAAGTAGTACCGCTCGCTCTTGCTCAACAAAAACAGGTACTCGTGCGCCTTTGTGCAGCGGTCGGTTACGCTCTCCGGCATCGGGTTCGGTTTGTGCCAAATAATGTCCTGCCGCAAGTACCATCCCGCCGCCTGGAGCGCGAACGCAACGCGCCACGGGATACCAATCAGGTCTTTCGGTTTCAGTCCAAAATCAGCAGCCTTCATTCCGCGGCCGTCGCCTGCCTGCGCTTTGTTGGTGGCGTCGCCATTCATCAGCGTGCTGTCCACTTTGTAGCTACGGTTCGCGGCGTAGCTATCGCCCAAGTTGAGCCACAGCACGCCGTCATCGGCAAGCAGTTCCTGCACCAGCGCGAAAACCTCAACCATCGCGGCAACGTATTCCGCTGGCGTGGCCTCAAGACCGAGCTGGCCAGGGTGCCCGTAGTCGCGCAGTCCAAAGTACGGCGGCGAGGTCACGCACATCTGAACCTTCACGCCCCGCGCCATCAGGTCGCGCATGGTGTCGCGGCAGTCTCCGAAAAATACTTTGTTCATAACACCTCTCAAAAGTCGGCTCTGGCGGTACGCCGTATAACCCGTCAGTCAACCGGACGTGCCGATAATGCCGGCACGCCGGTTACTTTTGCGTTGGGCGTCAAAGCCGCAACCAGTTCACAGTTGTCGCGGTGCCCGCTGTTATCAGGCGGTACTCCGTTCTCGTCTTTCCCATGGCCAGGCTTGATCCCCTTGCAAATCGGGCAGCACGGCCAGCCTGTGCAGTAGCTGTATCTCGCGCTCCACTCAAGCCGCTTCAGCACCTGTTCTGCTTTGTTCATTTTCTTCTCCAAAATTGCCGCCCAACAAATCATTCAACCCGGACTGGCCGAAAATCCGGCCAGCCGGTTAATTCAGGCGTTATGCGCAATGTCCGCCGGGAGGACGCGTGAATACAGGCGACGAAAGCCAAGTGATTCAGCTCTGTCGTCGTTACACTTTTGGCACATGTCCGGCCTTCCAGCCAGCGCTCCTTCATAAAATGTCTTGTATCTTCGTGTTTCGTAAGTGCCGCAATCGCAGCGCACGGCCCATTTCGACATTGATAACCCTGTTTTATGCTTTTTCGTTATCGTTCCCCATTCGACAAGTCCAACCACAACAACTTTGTCGCGCCGCCATCCGGTAATGTCCTCTGCCCTAATTTTCAACCGCCCGCGAATGTCTTTCAGGGTGTAAGGAAGCAGCGTTGGGCATTCTTTCGACGGGACTTGGTCTGGCTTGTCAAAAGCCAAACCACCCGCCGCTTTTCGGTCAATTGGTCTGCTGCATTCAGGCAGTTTTTCGGTTGCACATTTCATTTTTTACCTCACTAAAAATCCGCATAACATTCCGGTCGTTCGGACCTTCGCGCCTAGCGGCGCTCCGGCCGCACACCTTCACCGTTCGGCGTCTCCAATGGGGCCATCTCGTAATTCCCCCGCCAAGCCATGCCGTCTGGCCATTCAATGCCCTCGCTGTCGCGCATTTCATCGTCGAGGTCTTCGTCTGCCGGGCGCATCCGCTTGTCGGTAACTTGCGCAAAATGCGTCAGTTCTCCGGCCGCCACGAGTTCCACCTCGTCCGCCCATCCATCACCGAGGTACGCATCAATCGCCCTCGCGGCTTGCTTGTCGCGCTCCGCTGGCGTTCGAAAGTAAACCATCCCGTCGCCCTCTGGGTCGTAAAGCCAGTAGCGATACTCAGCGCTCGGTCGGTGCTTCATGTCTATTTTTTCCACGTTATCCCCTTCCTCAAAAGTCGGCGCTAGCAACACGCCGAACCCATCATTCCACCGGATCGCCTTCGGCGTCCGGTGAATTCAGTTCGTTGGGCATCATCGTTGCCGGCAGTCGCGCAAGGTTTTCTTCCGGTGCGCGGTGCAGGCAATCGGCTATCAGCCCGTCGTAATACGCAAGGTCACGCATTTGCTTCCAGCACCATGCTGTGTGGTTCCAGAACGGGTGCCGCCACACATCCAAGTACGGG